AACACTTTCAATTCATCCAGTTCTCAATCTTTGACTAGATCAATCGAAGCAGATAAAACTAAAAGAATAACATCTGATTTTCTAACAGCTCCTCCGATTAGATATATAAATGGAAGTGGTGTTTCCGCTATAAATGGAACTCTCAAACGTTTACCAGCTGGAACTTCTGAATCTGATTATACAGATATTTTTTATATACCAAATACTATTGATGCAATAAAAGAAATAAACTTAGATTGGAAAATTGATATACCCGCACAGATAAATAATGCTAGTTCTATATATTATTCCAAAACTCTTTTATTAGACGCTATTAAACAAATAGAAATTAAACAGGGTTCTACTGTAATTCAAACTATTTTTCCAGGGGACATATACATGAGAAATTATTCAGAACTTGGATATTTAACTAAAAATGAAGATACTTTTACAAATGCAACAAGTGCTAATCACTTTGATACGTCAAGTGTAGTTGGATTCGCAGTTACTGACGTTTATCACGTTATTAATCTTTCGTTATCTCTCCCTTTTGTTGGTAGATCACCTGATAATGATCGCTGTTTTTTACAAGGAGGTATTTATACAAACAATTTAGTTATTAAAATTACCTATAATAAATTTAAGTCTGTTAACGACAACACCGGTATTCAGCTTTTACCTTTATTATACAATTATAACTCGTCGCTTACCTCACCAAATTTAAAAGCAAGACTTGATACAAAGCTTGTAATATTTCATAGTTCTATAACAAATGTTGAAAAAGCATTCCTTAAAGATAATATTGTAAATAGAGTAGTAAATACTTCAACTAGGGTATATGCAGATAAAATATATAAACGATATTTAGAATATGCAGCTTCATCAAACCAAACTTTTCCAATAGAAGTGTCACTAGATAATATTGATATAAATGTTACTCATATAATGTTTTGTTTACAGACTAATATATTCAATAAAACTCCTACCGAAACTGACACTGGCAATGTTGTTCAATACTTACAAGATGACAATGATGGATTTGACTTTCCAATAAACACCCTTATAAGTACCGCTGCTCATATTCCAATGTTTATAACAGGACCAACTAAAATAACTTCCTCGTGGGGAGAAGCAACTAGCACGAATTTATTTGACCACGCTCCATTAACCAATAAAGATGTATTAGGAGTTTTTACTGGGTGGTTATCTGATGCAGAACTTAAACTAGGTGAATCTACAACCCGTGCCATTCCTGCATCGAGTCTAAATTCGTCTCAGGAAGAATTTGGATTAAAAATGATAAATAAAAATTTTTACATATTAAAATTGGCAGATTGTGCATTTAGTACTGCCGGTGTTCCATTTTCTAGAATTAAAAATAAATCATTAATTCTAAATTTAAACAAAAATTTTTTCACAGCAGAAGCCTTTGGTGACACAGGAGCTTTAAAAAGAGATCCTATATTACATGTTTGTGCATGTGGAACTACGGTTCAAACGTTATCGGGTAATAATATGTCCTTTTCTTATATGTAAATTAATTCAATTTTAAAAAAAATAATTTTAAATACGTATTTAATTTAAAATTATTTTCTTTTATATTATTAAATAAAATATGTCTGGTGCGATGGCCCCTCACGCAGGTTATAACGGAACTGGAACTCAAGGTCTTGCTGTAACGAATAAACTCAATGATCCGGCGGAAACGAGTGATTTGGTTTCTGTTTTTTGGAATCAGGATAAAACTACTAAACAATTGTTACACGGTGTATCGATTTTAGAACTTCCTTCGAGTGCTACTAATCAGGTACCTGGAAGTTCCATCACATTTACATTAAATTCTGATGCAGATGCAATTGGAGAGATATATGCTACAGTTAAATTGACTGCAACTAATGGCGGAGATCTAATTATTAGAAAAGAAAACGCATTGCAGCATCTCATTAATAAAATTGAATTTCAGTCTGGTACAACTGTATGGGAGACAATTGAAGCGGCTGATATAATAGCTTTAAACTCAACTGAATTAGATGAATCAGCTTATTTTAAATATTCCAGATCAGTATCGGGTTTTGATGGTCCAGATGGTTCTATGCGGCAATATGGAGAAGTAATTTCAAGAGACGGCCTTGATGAACATTACTTCTCTTTCAGATTACCACTTTTTAATAGAAAAGTGTCACCTTTAATTCCCAATTATTCAAATATTTCAGAAAAATGTTTTTTAACTGTTGGCGCGGGGTCAACATGTAAAATTAAAATATTTACCAATACATTGCAGATGATGCACAGTGAAAAATTTTTACAAATTGACGACGCCACCACATTGAAGAGTGGTCAATATGATATGAGATTATATGCTAAACATTATATAATGTGTAACGAAGAGCGTAACAGCATAAGACAAATGCCAAATGGTTTATCTCAGAGAATTAAATTAACACAAAACGTTACAAAAATTGTAGATATACTAGGTGAGACAGGTCGTGATGTAACTACCAATATCATAGATTTAGACCTCGATACCTTTTCTTTATACGCATCTCATTTAATTATACAAGTATTTGATACTTCGCAGTTACCAGCCCTCACCAGCGGTGTTGAAACCGCCCAGACAGATGAAAATACCGCGGCATCTGTCTTATTTAATGCCGAATTAAAATTAAATTCTACTTCTTTCAGTGGACTAGTACCTGGTCATTTATTGTGCGGTCCAACTCATAATACAATGGGGCTTTACTGTAACTCTTTTTATCACCAAAACTCGGTAAATGCTAGAACATTTACTTACGTTTTCCCTCTAAGTTCTCAGGCATTCTCTGGTTCAAGCGTGCCTTTAAATAGATTTGACAGTATTCGTTTAGCTCTAAGATGCGTGATACCTAAACGCGCAGCGGGGGCGCTTACTTTAAGAAAAATATCGGTAACATGTGTTGGAGAAAGTACTACAACTTATAAAAATAACATGGCAACTATCTCGATGTATTAAATTATCAATTCAATTTTTAAAAAATAATTTTAAATACGTATTTAATTTAAAATTATTTTCTTTTATATTATTAAATAAAATATGTCTGGTGCAACAGCCGCGCACGCTGCTTATAATGGAACTGGAACTCAGGGTCTTGCTGTAACAAATACATTGAATTCCGCTGATTCTGATGTCGTGTCCGTATTTTGGAATAAAAATGATATGACTAAACAGTTGATTTATGGCGCCGGTCTAGTTGATGTACCTCCCCAAGGTCTTTCCGGGGGTTCTGGGAGAGCTGTTTATAATTTTGATTTAAATACTGATGTAGATTGTGTAGGAGACATATTTTTAGAAATTAAAGCGTCTTTTAAATCAGATGCAGGGTCAACTGCAGCCCTTGATGAGACATTTGATATTTTAAATGTTATTTCACGCATAGAATTCAAGGTAGGATCGCAAACATGGCAGACGCTCGAAAATAAAGATATCATTGCTTTAAATCATACTGAAACTCCAGAAAGCTGTTTTTATCAGTCAGCTATACAGATGTCTGGATATCTAAGAGGAGACGATCCAGAGCACGTGCGCTATAGAACAACTAGAACAAATAATGAAAATGGTAGCTCCCTTAGTGCAATTATTCCACTGCATCTACTAACAAAGAATTATCATACTCCGTTAGAAACGTTCTCTCATATTACAGAAGATGGTTATCTAATGGCTGCGGCACCTACTCAAGGAGTAAGGATCGATGTTTATGTTTCAAGTGCGTCGGTTATTGATCCGGCAATAGAAACAGTGAACATTAGTATGTATACTAAAAATATTGTAATGAGCGATGTTGAGCGCCAGCAAGTACTAAATTCAACGCTTGCAAAAAGAATTAAACTTACTCAAAATGTAATGCAGTCAGTGATACCATCGGACGGTATAAGAGAAGTTGTATTGACCCTTGATCAATTCTCGTTATATGCATCTCATTTAATTATAACCACGTCTATTCCATATAGTAGAATCGACACTGTTGAATTAATACTTAATACTTCATCATATTCTGGAGCTCTTCCAAAAGAGTTACTTACAGTTCAGAGCCATTCGCTCGGATTATATTCAAATGTAACAAATGATACATTAGGTTACGACGACAAAACATATCTTATCTTCCCACTTGCATCAACGGCATATTCTGGATCTTCCGTGCCATTAAACAGATTTGATAATATAAGATTAATAATTAAATTACCATTAGGATTGGATACTCGCTTAAAAACTGACCTAGCTACGGGCGACCAAACTAAGTTGGCGACTCCCCACGAAATTAATGTAACATGCGTCGGCTGTACAACTGCGCTATATAAAAATCAGACTGCATCTATCTCGATGTATTAAATTGATAATTTAATTTTAAAAAATAATTTTAAATACGTATTTAATTTAAAATTATTTTCTTTTATATTATTAAATAAAATATGTCTGGTGCAGTCGCAGTACATTCCGCTTATAATGGAACTGGAACACAGGGTCTTGCTGTAACGAATATACTATCCAATGACGAAAATACTGTATCCGTGTTTTGGAACAGACATGATACAACTAAACAATTATTACACGGGTCTAGTTTAGTAGAAGTTGTTAGCTCGGGTGCATTTGGAGGAGCACCCAGTTTTGGTGGATCTAAAATTTTTAACGTAAATAATGACATAGACCTCCTATCAGATTTATATCTACACTTTGATTTTGGAATTACGGCAGCATTTACCACCTTTACTGCAGGAAGCGTCAACGGCCTTTCAAATAGGCGAGTATTTGATTTTGAATTAATAAGTAACTATCAGTTTGTAGTTATTGATCGGATTGATTTTATGATAGGAACACAGATTTGGCACACTTTGACGGGTTATGATATAAAGGTACTTACAAATTCGTTTTGCATTCCGGGTAATTCCGATAAAATGTCAAAATGTATTTCTAGACAAATGTACGCCGGACTTGGAAGTGCCCAGCCTGCTATAACAGTTGACGAAAAAGCATTTTCATCTGGTTTTGGAAGCGCACCCGGTAGCACAGCGCCGAGCAAAACAAATGTAACAACAGTTGTTTGGATACCCGGGTTAACTGCTACATTGGCTGGTCAGATGCGTAAATTTGCGGACATAACTGAGAATGGATATATTCAGGCCGCTGCCCCTCAGCAGCAAATCAAGATTAAAGTAACATTCGCGGCGGGCGGCACTGGCTTCGATCGGATCGCGGGTCCGACAAATATTATTTGTGCCGGAACAGCCGCCGCTGCAGGAGGAGCCGCGACCAATGCACCGCAGAATACTCTTCAAACATCAACAATTAGAGCTGTCGGCGCAACATCGGGCAACACAATTAATACTTTGCCACAATATCAAGCCAATCTTGCCACATTGGACGCAGCTGGCACTGTCAACGGCCTCACTCCGTACAGAGGCGAGCTTATGCTTGACAGCGGCCTTGATGACGCTCGAGGAATTTCTCCATTTAAAAATATTACTATTGGTTACGAAGGGGTCCCCGCAGTGGGCGCTGCCGGTGCAGTACTAAGTATTCATCGGGCTTATCTAAATATGCAAGTTACTTTAGATAATGTTAGATTATTTGCTAAACAGATAATGTTTACTAAAGAAGAGCGAATGCAGATTAGAAATATTCCAGCCGGAATTCCGTGGAAAACAAAAATGTCTCAGTCTGTTTTTACAAGCGTTCAAAGCGGCGAAACACTGAAAACATTAGATTTAGACTCGTTTTCTCTTTACACTTCACATTTAATTTTGGGGGGAATCCTTCCGGGGACATATATAAAAGAAGTAGAACTTAAATTAAACTCTTCATCTTTTGCGGGTAATTTGCCCGCAATTTTATTAAAAAATCACGGTCCTCAGAGTATAAGTATTTATTCTGGTAGTGATTATACAGTTAATAAACATACTGGAAAGTCGCAGTTTGCCGACAATTCTCCGTATGAAATAAAAGATTTGGTTATTCCTTTAGCAGGCACAGTATTTTCTGGCTCTTCTGTGCCATTAAACAGATTTGATAGCATTAGGCTAATTGTTAAATTTACTGGTGAAACTGATTCTGCCGGAGGATTTCTTAACGTAACATGTGTAGGTGAAACTACTACTCTATACAAGGGTGGTAGCGCTACTCTAGCTATGTATTAAATTAATAAATAAATAATTAAAATAAATAAATAATTAAAATAAATAAAAGAATGATCTATTATATTATTCTTTTATTTACATTATCATTACTTTGTAGTTTTATATGGAACTTATAAATTTCCAATTCAAGTCTTTGCATATATTTTTCCATATTTCTTCTTGTTCAAATAATTTTTCTCTACTTTTTAAAAGAGGAAAATATATTAAATATTCATTTTTATCTAGTAGTTGAAAAAATTTATGTAATGTGTACGAGTAACTTAAAAAATTTTTTCTAGTTTTGGGACAATGTCTTTCAAATGGTTCCTGTATTTCATTAAACATATTTTCTAATTTTTTTTGTAATTCTGTATCAATTGACAGTCTTTTATTACCTGTAATTTTAATAATTATATTTGGAATATGTTCATAATATTTATTTAACTTTAATTTTTTTAAAAATTCTTTAACCTTGTGATAAGTTATATCTTTTTTGTCGTTTATTCTTTCTTTTTTGATTTCACCTAAAATCAAATTTGTAATTTCATCGGGTATATTTGAAGTTTCTACTCCCTGAGTTTGAGCTATCCATTCTTTAAAATGATTTGTTCTCTTATAGCAATAAGGTTTAATAAATTCATGTGTTTCGGAGTGATTCCATTCACTAGTATTTGATACGTTACAAATTTCTGTATAAGAACAATTAAAGCATAAATTTAATCCTACACCAGGATCGCGAGTTAAATTATGTCCGCATTCTTTACATATAAAACAAGTTTTTGAAGGAATATAAACTTCTTTTGATTCTGATGGAAAACAAGTCATCATATATTTTTTATATAATATTTCTTTATCATTTTTAGAATCTAGTGTAATATATTTTGCTATTTCTCCATCAAAATTTTCATTAACAGAATGTTGTAATTCTATATTTTCTATATCTTTAATAAAATCTATAGCTTTAAAAAGATAATCTGTTAAATCTTCTTCGTTTTCTATCTTTTTAATTTTATCAGTTAATGATAAAATTTTTTCTTGATTACCTTCGGTTTTTTTAAGTAATGTAAGTTCTTTTTTATATTTTTGCAAGTTCTTTTTTTCATTTTCTATATCACATATAGTTTTATCGTGTTTTGCTATTATAGACATTCTAGTGTCCGTGTGAATTTGTTTTTTTGAAATTTTAAATTCAGACATTTATAAATAATAAAATAAATTTTTAAATTGTTTAAATTCGTAAAAATTTATTTTTTGTTTAATTAATTATGTTATTAAAATATACTGAAAAATTTAATATTAAATTTTTTAAAAATATAGCGAAAATATATAAAATTAAGTATATAAGTTCTATAAAAAAAATAGATCTTGTTCGTTTAATTAATAATTATAACGCGGCTAGACTTATACAGAGATATTTTAGATTAAAATTAATGACAAGTAACGAATGTCCAATTTCATTTAAAAAATTAAATTATCCTTTTATTTCATTCAAAGTAAATAAAAAATTTTTTTATTATGATTTTGAAACTATAATAAATTATTTTATTAAAAGTGATAATTTTGTAGACCCGTGTACAAGGGATCCAATATTAGATAAAAAAATATATGAAATTAATGAGTTAATTAAATATTATTACGGCAAAAATACTAACAATATCCTTATAACATCAAATATGATTAAAAATGCAGAATTAAATATTATAACTTACTGTATATATGATATTATAAGAGAACTTGATATATTAGTCAATAAAGATGAAATTAAAAATATCTTATTACCTAGATTTATATATTATATTAACTATCTTCTAATTAATTACGATTATGATGATATATCAATAATTTTAAAAGCATGTAAGGTAAGTTTTAAAGATACTATATTATTAGAATACTTATATTATATAGAAAAAAAATTGCATAAAACAATAATATAAAGAACGGTAATATAAAGAACTGTAATAATGACACATTGTAATATATGTGATCCAAAATTCAAGTACAAGGATTGCATTTGTTCAGAAAATTTTCAGAATTTTATTAAAATTCACGACGATTTTAACAATTATAAAAATTATGAAAAGTTTAACATAATTAAACCATGGACTCTTTCTACTATAACCGCGTGTTGTAATTTTAACAGTAAAATTGATGTAAAAAAATATAAAGATTGTTATTGTAAAGAATTAAATGTTAAAAATTTTTATAATTGTTTAAGTACTTATATAACAATAAAGTATCAAGCAAAAAAGAGAATTGCTATTAGAATTTTTGCAAATGGTAAAATTGGAATGGCAGGGGTTTTAAATGTTAAATCATTGGCATATGCAGTGAGAAAAATATTTAAAAGATTGACGTCACTTTTAGCATTTGAAAGTTCTTCTTTTATATCAGATCTGAAAATTTGTATGATAAATTCTGATTTTAAAATTGATAGGAATATTAAACAATGCAATTTGTGTAAAATATTTGATGAAAACAAATTACAATTTGTTAAACGATATTCCTTTGATCCAAATAAATATCCTGCTATAAATGTTAAAATTATAAGCCCTTATGACGGATCATTGACTACATGTGCAATTTTTAGATCTGGGAGTATTATGATAACAGGTGGAACAGATATTAGAGTTTATAAATTTATAAGTAACGAAATTTTAAATATTTTAGAAAATTATAATAATATTATTTATTTAGAGTGATTTAAGATCTTTGTTGTTTATTTTTCTTCTTGTCGGTTTTTTTTCTTTAGTAATCTTTTCTTCAGGAATCTTTTCTTCAGGAATCTTTTCTTCAGGAATCTTTTCTTCGGTAATATCTTCTAAATCTGTATCTTCTTCTAAATCTGTATCTTCTTCAAGAATTTTTTCTTCAAGAATTTTTTCTTCAGGAATTGTTTGTAAAACTTCTTTGGGAGTCTTTTCTTCTATTCGGTTGTATATTTTGCCTTCAAGTGATTCTATCTTAGAAAACATATTAGAAATTGACATATGACACATATAAAAAATATAAAATATAATTAAAAATAAACTTATCAAAATAATATTACTTATTGCAATATCAGATACAAAATTACCTAGCATTTATTATTAAATAATAAATTTTATAATATATTTGAACGTAATTTATTCAGGGTCTTCTAAATAATTTTCATCACTTTGAATATCTAGTCCTATGATAAAAGATGTCCTTTTTAATATTTTACCAGATTTTTGAGGATATTCCCTTGAACCTTCTTTTACAATTCTGATATTATTGTTGTTAAATGTAGACATATAATAATCTTTAGTAAATTGTTCTTTAGGTAAATTGTTTTCTCTGCAATGTTCGTTAAATAGTTGAGAAAATAATTTTAGAGGAATATATAACTTTTTATCAAACACTACCTTTTCAGATTTAAGAAAATTCTGCAAAGAATTTGTAGTTTGTTCTAGATCTTCTTTATTTTCATGAAAATACCTTGGAAGCATATTCCATATTCCCATTTTACCATAGTTTCTTAGTGCACTATAGTATCCTTTAATACACATTTTCATTATAAATGGTATTTCAAAACTTAATTTTCTATCTATTTCTGTATCTGTGTTAATAACTTTTTTCCAAAAATTAATTACGGCAGTTCTTCTAGAAACACTTTCTGAATTGTTTTTGTATCTCATAATTTTATTTCCACCCATAGTCATAGGGACTTTCCAGTCAATAGTTTCGTCATTTTTATATTTTTCACAATATGTATTTCTACCTCCTTCAACTAGAAGTTGCCAATCAGTTTGTTCCATTTTAAAATTTTCAGCTATCTCAGGTGCAATGATCATAAACTTATTAACATGAGGTTTAATTCCAAACTTTGAATCAATATTGTTTGAAATAATTCCTACATCTTCTTCGTCATAAAACTTTTGTAAAATCTTCATAAGAATAGTACTTTTTCCAGCTCCTGCTTGCCCTAACAAATAAAGAAGTACTTGCCAGTTATCTAATTCACCTATATCAAAACACATTCTACCCATAAATATACATAGCCATTTTTGAATTTCATCTGGAAATTCTTGATAATCTAAAACACTTTTAAAAGTTGGACAATATTCCATGATTTTAAACCAGTCATCTTCGTATTCATCAAAATTATTAAAATCTTTTTCATGATATTTACATGCTACTTTATAATTAGTAATATATGGATGAGAAATTCCATATGGAACAAAAACATCTGTATAAACTGGAGTATGTCCAGGGTGTGCCGTATTGTATTTTGTAATATAATTTCCATTCTTAAAAGCAAATAGATGTCTATCTTTAACAAGTGAAGGCAATTCTGGTCCAACAAATTCATTGAAATATTTTTCTGCATTATTTATATTACTTGATCCACCTGCAGTTGCATTTTTCCATTGATTAAAATTAATTTTATGATCGCTTTGTTGATAAATATAATCTTTAATAGAAATTTGTTTCTTCCATGCGTGAGTATTGTTTCCATTTACAATAATTGGTTTATAAAGATTTCCTCCGTATTTTGTAAATCCTTCCTCTGGTAACTTTTCTAGGAAATACAATAAAAAAGACTGATAAGGACTTTTTTTAGAATCATCTGTAAATCTCTGATATTTAAAAAGTATATCCGGATCTTCATTTGAAAGTGAATTGTGTCTAGAATCAGTTGTCTTATGCAAAAGATAAACATCTCGTATAAGTCTTTCGCTATAAAATATTACTTCATAAATTTTATCCCAATTTTCTTTGTATTTTTCAAAATCTGGAACAGTTGATTTAAATTTTGAAAAAACCACTGTTGCTTCAAATATTGCCTTGTCTAAACCAATTTGAAGAACACTTGTATCAATATTATTTAGATCTAAAATTTGAAAACGATTACAAGCTTCTTTGATTATATTATCATTTTTAACAATTGACCATTTTACAGATAATTTTTCATAGTAGTCTAAAATATTTTTTGTGTCTGCATTTTTAATCTTTTCTTTCAAATCGTTCGACCACGGACGATTTTCTTCTAAATTAGACATACTAATTCTATATTAGTATATAGAATCTCTTTTTATATAATTTTAAAATTTCACGTTTAATAGATATTTTAAAATTATACCTATATAGTATACAATGAAAACTTATTTAGTTTTTTTAAAAAATGGAGAAATTATTGAAAATAAAATTAAAAATAAAGTATTTAACATAGACGATTTTAATTATAATTTATATAAGCGGTATGACAATTTTTTAATTTTATATAATGAAAGTGATAATGAAGATAGGAATATAACATCATTTTATTTCACAAACGATAAATTTAAAAATGATATAGTTTTACTAAAAGTAGACGAAAATAATTTTATTTTAAACTTTAAAATTACTGATTATATTAAAAATCTGAAAATAAGTACTAAAATAGACGAATCTAGCTTAGAATATGAACAAAATTTTAAAAATGAAGAAGTAGATTTTTTACTAAAAGAACCGTTTGATTATTAATTCTGTAGTTTACATTTTAGTACACTCGTTTCAGCTTTCTCCCTGTTTTCCACGTAGATATAATTATGAAGAAATCTAGCTTTTTCTTCGGTGGTCATATGAGAAATTTTATCTGTGTCATATGAAAAAAAATGATACAACCGATCATAAATGCCAGCCTTTGTGATTTGTTTAGTAACAGTTTTGTTTTTAAGTTCTAAAACCCCTGTGTCTGTATTGCATATGTCTAGTTCGTTAGTTTTCATAAATGAAAGAACCTCAGATTGTTTTTCTTGTTTAATCTTGGTGAGTTCTTTTATTTTATCCTGATATGGTTTAATTTTTTTTTTAATTTCAGAAATTTCTATTTCTATCTTATTAAATTCTGATACCTCTTGTTTAAACATTAAAACTTCTTCATCGGTAACATTTAACATATTTAATTTAAAATTAAATATTTTTTTAAATTACTTTTATATTACTTTCATAAATTTTAAAAATATAAAAAGTATTTATTATAAACAAAATTAATATTAAAATACAATATATTTTAACTGGAAAAACAAAATCATTAATTATATTTTTAATTAAATTTTTGTTATCATCACTTAATAAAGAATCTAGCATTTATTATAATAAAATAAAAATATTTTCATCTTCTTCCCAATAATTAGTCGTCTTCCCAGTAAATATTTTTAGAATCGTCTTCTAGATCAGATTCGTAGTCGTCAATATCAAATGTATTGTCTACATCAGATTTAGTATCAGATTCATCGACTTCTGATAATATTTCTAAATTATTGAATTTTTTAATCATATTTTCCTCTGAGTAATAAGGTAAAAATCCTATAGGTTTAGATGTATTTTTATTTTTATGTATCAATCTAGATTTTTTAATTGGAATGCATCTCAAATTATCTGGAATTTCAAGTAGTTTTAAAGGATAGTCATTTTTTCTTTTATTCTTTTTAACATAACTTTTAAGAATTCTTATTTTAAGTGACTCTAAACTTTCTTTTTCTATAAAAAAAAGAGGAAAATCTAATTTTTTAAGATAATAATTTATATTAGATAAATAATTATTTCTACATAATCCAAAATTATTTTTAGAAATTTGATAAAGATAGATATAACTTTCTATTTCTTTTTTCATACTCGATTCAAAATCAAGTGTATTTTCTTTAACTTCATCAATTGTATCATGAATTATCTTTTCTTCTATTACTAAATTTAACTTTTTTTCAATTTTAAAATCACATTTTACTCTACTTTTTAGTTCTGAAATTACACTACCGCATTTAAAAATTTGACATTTAAAACGATCTTTATCAATTGTTGTATAAAAAAATGCAGGAACTCCGCATTTGCAGTTCATTGTATTAATTAAATTATAATAGAACTACTTATATATATTAATTTTTAACAATATTTATAAAGAATTAATATATATAAGTTTATAATGACGACCGTTGACAATTTCAAACTTATACAATCAGAGTGTTTGGAAATCTTTATTAAAAAAAATAAAGATTATGGAGATGCATTTGCTACCCATGGTGTAATCGGTGTTCTAATTAGAATTAATGATAAACTCTCTAGATATACTAATATCACAAAAAATGGAATAGAAATTAACGTTTCCGAAGAAACGTTGAAAGATACACTCATGGATCTTCACAATTATGCAGCCATGGCTATATTATGCATGAAATCTAGTTAGGAAGTTTACTTCTGAGATATTCTTTGTAGTTATAAATTTGAAACCAATCTTTGTCTACACCTGGGCATGTAGTTGAACCAAAAACATTTGAAATGTTAATAAAGTTTTCATTAACATACTCTTTAAAATTATTAAGTCTTGTTTTTAGTTCATCATATTTTAAAATATTACTAGTAGACTTTAGAAGATTTTTAAGTTCTTCTAATAAGCTTACTAAAACAGTTTCAGTAAGTCTCCATAGATTATTATTAGATGTCGTTAGTTTATTTTTTTTATCAATGCGTTGAAGAGTAACTTTCCACGTTTCTTTAGATATGTCTCCTAAGAGATATCCTACTCTAAGATTTAATAGTTCATTTTCAAATATATCATTTTCACGTGGTAAATTTCTAACTTGAGCAGCTATATGACGATAAAATCTATAAACATTGACATAGTAATCGATATAACTCTGTTTAGTTGCAAAAATATTTCTAAGAAATATCATTAGTTCAAATTCATTGATATTTAATGGATCGCATTCTCGAATTTCATTTGGATTTCTGTTTATCATCTGATTAGTTTCTCTCAACCATCTAAAATATTCTGGATTATGATTATAACCAGTAATTTGAGACCCAGTTCTCCAAGAAAACTGAATATGACATTTGATACACCACATTTGGTCGCAACCATCAATCTTTGAAATCATTTCTCCACATCCTGGACATGGTTTTGAAGATTTTTTAATATAGGAAACAGTTTCTTTCATAGAAGCGTCACACGTGTGATCTTTATTTTTAATACACATACAATCTTTACAATATGGAGTATCACAAAGGTTACAAAAATGCTTAGAATTTAAAAATCCCTTACATTTATCATTTGGACACTTAAACGAAAAATTTTCAGCTGTAGAATCAATATTAGATGAAGTTCCATCGAGAAGTCTATTTATTTCTAGTGTATAAGCTGCTGCTACATCAGTTAGAGATTTAATTTGGTCTTTTAATCTTTGAAGTTCAATAAAAATCTCTTGACGTTTATCAGTTAGTTCTCTACTTTTTTTAATTTGTGAAGCACGTCTTTGAGTGTCTGGTAGAAGAGACATTTGTCTTTCTAAAAATAAATTTTCAGAGTGTGTTTTAAGCTCAGTCTGAACAAATTTTTTAGTTAAAAAATTATTCATGAATTCTCGGTCCCATACTGTTTTGCAAAAAAGACAATGTGGATCAGTCTGTGAATTTAGAATGTAAGTTTTACAACAAGTCCTGCATGCAAATTTATCATCAATACAACCTTTGCATTCTACCTTTAAAAAAGTAGATTTGTTAAACTTTTCGCAGCAGATGTCGCAGGACATTGTATTACTTTTTGATAGTAATAATTTTTAAGTTGTTTTAAAATTTACAAAAAAAATAATTATATGGAGACGGCCGGACTCGAACCGGCGACCATCGGCTCATAAGACCGATGCTCTAACCAACTGAGCTACGCCTCCATATAATTATTATACTTCTCTTAACTGCATTATAAATTATAATTAATTAATTCTTTAAGTAATTTTCGTTTCTAATTTTTCATCTTTAAGTTTTTTAATTTCATTTTCTAATTTTTCATTATTTTCTCTTAGATTTACAATAGTTTCAGAAATAACGCTGTGTGAATTATAAAGTTCACTGTAAAGACTTTTAATAATGTCATATGAAATTTTCCATTTTGCATTTTCATCTTTAAGTAAATTTGATTCAAATTTTTTCCTATTAAGAATATTATTATAATATTCTAGATCGTTTTTATAAGATCTATTAATATATCTAGTTGTTCTAGGAGAAATTGTATTCTTCATCTTTAACATAAATTAAATAATTCTTTAAATTAGTGCGATTATTTTTAAAAATAATATAAATTATTTATTATAAATATGGCACCAGATCCGGATACACTTGCGGAAGTTATGAGACTTAAATGGAAAAAAGGTCTTACTTTAAAAGAAGCATGGAGTAAATTAAAAAAGAAAGCCAAGTATAAATCTAAAGATAAGAAAAAGGAAAAGTCTAAGAAAGACAAAAAAGACAAAAAAGACAAGAAAGACAAGAAAGACAAGAAAGACAAGAAAGACAAGAAAGAAAAGACTAAAAAAGACAAACCTAAAGAAATAAAGAATAAATAAAGAATAAACTATTAATTTTAACTTAAAAATACGTTTTATTAATTATTATATGAAACGTATTCTTATAGACAATGAATTGAAAAAAAAACTAACTGTTCAGCCATATTTACCTGGTTCTCCAATTGTTGTTAATTATTGTATGTATAAACTTGATGGAAAATATATGTATATTCCAAAATATTATTCAAAGGAAGGTGACAATATTTTGAATATTCATTCTTTAGCCGAAATAAACATAAATACTCAACCAAGAGATTATCAGAAAAGTGTTATAAATATTATACATAAAGAATTACTTAAAAATGATTCATGTATAGCTTGTTTATACACAGGATGGGGAAAAACTTTTGCTAGTTTATTTATTGCTCATTTACTCGGAGTTAAAACACTTATTATAGTTAATAAAGAAACACTTTTAGAACAATGGAAAGAACAAATAATTAAGTTTACTGGAATAGTTCCAGGTATAATTCAAGGTACTAAAATTGATATAGAGCCAAAAATTTGCATAGGCATGATTCAAAGTATATCAATGAAAGAATACCCTGATACGTTTAGTAATTTTGGATTTACTATTTATGATGAAACACATCACTACTGTTCTAAAGTATTTTCAAATGTATTCTTTAAAATAAGATCTAAATATAATCTTGGACTAACTGCAACTATTAAGCGCGCTGATAAATTAGAATATGTTTTAGAATGGTTTTTAGGTAGAATAGCAGTTGACGTTAAACTTTTAATAATAGAACCTCAAGTTCACGTTTATAAATTTTATGATTACTCTGAGAATACAATTAAATACAATACAAATGGAAAAATAAATTCACCTGCAAGTTTAACAAATATAACTGAAAATCAAAAAAGAACTGATTTTATAATTAAAATCATTAAAGAAATGTATAATGATAATCGTAAAATTCTTGTATTGTCTGATAGAAAAGCTCATTGCGAATACATTAAAGGAAAATTAAACGATTTTTCAGTAGGTATTTATTACGGTGGTATGAAAAAAGAAGAGCTTAAAAAATCAAATGAATGTAGAATAATATTGGCAACCTATCAAATGGCTTCAGAGGGTTATGATAATCCAGATCTTGATACACTAATTTTAGCTTCACCAAAATGTAATATAGAACAATCGGTTGGTAGAATATTAAGAAAAAAAAATAATAATGAAGCAATTGTTGTAGATATAAACGATTGTATTAGTATATTTAATAATTGGAATATACTAAGAAAATCATTTTATAAGAGTAAAAATTTTAAAGTAGTAAATAAGAATTTAGACGTAAACCAAGTAGTAATTGAAGAAGTAATTGAAGTAGTAAAAGAATGTTTAATAAAAGATTAATATGGAGATTTCCTTGACGATTTTCTCATTTCATGTGGTGTAAACGGTCCCGCGCTAGTGGTGTTGACTCTTCCACCCATATATTTGTTAGCGTTATTAACGGAATACTCGCCAAATTTTTGGTTTGTATAATTAGAAGATAATCTTGGGATTTCGGGAATCATTGGCTGTGCTCTCATTTCACGGGTTGAATTAGGGAGCGGCGGAATTATTTTACCGGAGTCTGTAATTGGATTTTCCGGTATGTTAATATTTGGGTAAGATGGTCTTCGTCTGGGACCGCGTTGAGTGTATACCTTGTTATTGCCGTCAGGGCGACTCATCTGCGAGTCGAGGGCTGAACCATCGTCGTGCCTAATTCTATTTAACGGATTAAGATCTTGAATGTTATTAGTAACATTTGGATTAGTATTAATATAATCATCAAAGTAGAGTCTAGTATCTGCTTTAGGAAAAGATATAACTCCAGTAAGCATTAGGATAACAACTGTTAATATAGTAACACCTACTAAAATAATTGGCATGTTATCCATTAAAAAATTTTCGCCATATCTTGACATTTTGTATTTAAATTAATAAAATATATTTTTTTATAAATTATTAATTTAATCTAATTTAATTTAATTTAATTTAATTTATCATCGTAGTCGTCAACGTAGTCGTCAACGTAGTCGTCAACGTAGTCGTCAACGTAACGTTTTGACTTGGCTGGAAACCAAGAATTTACCCAATCGTATCCCGGAATCAAATGTTTCCATCCTCCATTTGCAAAAAAATCCCATGCCAAATAACCTACATACAATAAAATTGCTACCAAAATTAAAGTAATAACTCCCATTGTTAATTATACTAAATATTTTTTTTAATATACATTACTATTTCTTCTACTACTTTTCATGTTTTGCATTCTAGCCGCAAGTCTTGCTGCTCTAGCTCTTTCAGTAGTAACTCCTAATGTTCCCGGGAAAAATTTGCCAATGGCCCACATACCTGCCATTCCAAGTAAAAGAACTACGAGCAATACAATGTAAAATGTCATGGGTTTCATAACAATATCCTTCGTCCTATCCATTTATATTTAGAATAATAAAATATTTTTTTTTATAATTTAATTTAATTTAATTTGGGGCTAAACAATATTTAATTTGTCCCAAATTTGCAACAGAATATAATATAGTTAAAGGAAATCCCGATTTTAAATATATTTCTATAGTTCCACATAAATTTGTTGATTTAGTAAATAATTGTATATATTTAATTTTAAAATCGCCGCTTTGATATTCATCTTCTATTGATTCTTTTATTTGATCATTTGATTGTTTTATTTTAACAATTTGTTCAGCAAAATCCCCTTTAGCTGATAACAATAATTCTTTTGAATTTGATTTAAAATTCACAACATCAGAAACATTTGATAATTCTGTAATATAAGTTTGAAAATCTCCAGATGGCATAGTTATATAAGAATTAAATTTTATATCTGGTATATTATAAATTTTTTCATCCATATCAAGAAGTTTAATTTTACTTTCTATTGATGTTTTTTTAATGCTATTTAATGTTTTAATAGTCAAAAAATTAGGATCTTCTTTATATATTGTAAAATACACGATATCAGAGTGTTTACTTCCCTTGAGTATTTTAAAAATAGAAACTAAGTTTATTCCTATATTTACACGTTCTTCACATATATATTCTTCGAATTTTTCAGCATTTAAAAATAAATTAATTATTGCTACTTTAGTTGAATCTATAGTTGTTAATTTTATACCCGTGCTGTCTGCTGTAAAATTAACATCGCATAGAATATTCTTAAGAGATTCAAATAATATTCTAATAGCGTTAGTCTGCACTGTACTAAAACTAAATAAATAATTAGACATTTAATTTAAAATACATTTTTCTTTTAAATACATTTAGTTTATTTCAAGAAGTTTATCATCATCTCTAGGATCTACTGCTGCATGACGTTTCCATATCAATTCACATGGAAGATTTGAAATTTTAACTTTTTTACCATTAAGAGGTGTTTCATTTGAAATCATTATTAACTTGCCATCTTCAAAATTAATTTTATCATAATCCGGGTGTTCAATTAAAGCATCTTTTAATTTAATTGGTTCGCCCCTGTCTCTATAAAAGTTACATAGAGGACCAAGGAAAGGAGATACATAATTTGTAACGTCTAAATCATTTAAAATTATAGTCTCCGGGTAATATAAAAACTTAGTTGGTTCTACATTAAATTCATATATTGGAAATGTTATATCTTTATTACGAGTAATGTATTTCATTGTTTCGCCATTAAATGTATATTCTATTATTATATACTCGATTTTATCATCTTCTTCTATTTTATCTATTTCTTCTTTTGTGAGTTCGTGTTTCAAGAGAGTGGGACCATTTTCTAATTTAATTTTATAACAGATTAAATTGTATTCATCTCTTTCTTCAGTTTCATTATTTATTTTTTTACTAAAAAATCCTTTAATTCCTTTGAATAATTTTACAAATATAAATAGAAATGAAAATCCGCTTAAAATCCACATTTTATAAAAATATAAAGAATCTTTAAATTATTTTATATATGAGTAATTTAAATGAAATTGAAAAAGTTGAAAAAGTAAAATTAAAAAGAGGGCGCAAAAAAAAATGGCACACCGGATCGGATAAAAATTATTCAGTTAATCTTTGTGAAGTTGTTACTTTTTCTGAAACTGCAAAAAATCCAATAGTAGACGAGTCTTTTGATAATTTAAACTTTGGAAATTTAACTATTAAAGTTAAAGAAAAAGAAGTTAAAAAAATAGACATTTTAAATTTTTTTAATGAAGAAAAAAAAAATTCAGAATGTAATATATTTTTATCCAGTGATGAAGAAGATATGACAGAAAATGTTCCAATTAAAAAAGAAATACATATATTTAAAGACGGATGTAAAAAAGATATTACGTCTACAGAACTACGCTGTTATTATTGTCACCATAGTTTTGATAATTTACCTTATTATATTCCATTAAATTATTGTGCCGAACTTGATAGATATAAATTATTCGGTAACTTTTGTTCTCCTAGTTGCTCAAAATCTTATTGCATTTCAAATAAAATCTTTGAAAATAAAATGTATTTATTAGAACAGTTTTATAAAACTCTTTTTGGTCCAGAATTTAAAATTTATCCAGCTCCTAGTTTTTTAAAATTAAAAGTATACGGTGGAACTATGTCTATAGAAGAATTTAGAAAAACTTCATATGTTAATAATAGATATACTTTAAATATTTTAAACAAAGTGATATTTATTGATTAGTTATTTATTGATTAGTTATTTATTGATAGTTATTTATTTAATAATAAAAAATTTAACAAAAACAATAATCAATATTATATACAATAGAATTAAAATTCTTTGTAATATTTCATTAGTTTCACTGGGTAAAAAAATATCTGATACTAAATTATAATCTACGCGTTTAGATTTTTTAAGTAAACTATTAAATGCTTCTTTTAAATTTTTTATTTCACTATTTATTTCATTGGTTTCTACGTTAGATCGACTTTCTACAACAGACTGACTTTCTACAACAGGCTGACGTTCTACATTAGAACTATAATATAGCATTTATTATATCTAAAGAATATTTTTAAAAAAATTATTTATAAATTTATAGCTCTTTTTCCCTTTCCATTTACTGTAACTTCTTTAGAAGTTTCTACTGATCCACTTGACATTGTATCGTCATCATCTTTTAACATATTTGAATAATTGGTAGACGGACCTGACAAAGATTGGCTTGATATATTATTTTCTTTAACTACTTTTTGTGAATTTGACATAGTAGCCATAATTTTTTGTAAAACTTCAGAATTTTCACCGGATGATTTTTGATTAACAGCCGAATTAAAGAATGTCTTTGTCATGTGAAACATAAATCCACTTCCAACTAAAGTTACAAGAAGCTGTAGTTCAGGTGGTAAATCTGCACGAGTCTTGTATTTTTCATGTAGTTTAATAAATATAGATTCGTAATCGTCTAAACTATCCATGACTGATTCAGACCAACCCTCTAATTTTGCACCTATTGGATCAAATGTATTGTTTGCAATCTCTAGTCCAGTAACTAATGCAATTAAAACTTTTTGTTGAAATTTAACACTAACGTCGATCTCTGCTTTATTTCTATGTAGTTCATACTCAAATTTTAAATCAGACAACTTTGAACTCAATGAGAATTTTTTTGTTAATTCTATTCCGCGCTTCTCGAGAGCGACGAGTTTTAATAATAATTCTCGTTTTTGTTGTTTTTTATTTGCACCTTCATTTGATTTATTAGAGCTTTTAGACGATTCTGAATCACTCGAAGATTCACTTCCAGAATAACTGTCGGAATAACTTCCAGTATCACTTCCAGAAGAACTATATGTAGATGGTTGTTTTTTAGTTTTAGAAGTATTTAAAAAATTTTGATAATCTTTTGAGTTAAACCCTGGGTTATTATCTTTAGCTATTTTAGGTCTTTCATGTTTTTTAAAAGTTATGGGTTTGGTAACTTTTTCTAATTCTACAGTACCCAAGGAATCATCAGAATCTGAATCGGCGTTTGTAATTTTAATTCCATCTAAATTAAGTGGATTTTCAATTTTTACCGTGGGTCTAGACGAGTTTTCGGTTTCTATTGTAATTTTAGGAACAACGCCGCTCATCTTTATTTATTAATATTAAATTTTTTTAAATTAATCAACGCAAAAAAGATTATAAAAAAGTAGATAATAATAAATAAAGGGATGTTAAGTAATATTTTGTATTCAGCTGGAGTTCTTTTTTTTTCTAAAGGTATAGATAAAACACCTTTATTTTTGTTAGGTAAAGATTATGATAATAAGTGGTCTAATTTTGGAGGTAGATGCGAAATAAGTGATAAATTTGAAATAGAAAATACGGCTGCTAGAGAATGTTGGGAAGAAAGTGTAGGTTCTATACTAGATTTTGATTCTATAAAGCATAAATTAAAAGTTAAAAATGTTAAAGTTATAATTTCAAAAACACCAAAAGGGCATCCTTATTATATGTTTTTAATTAAAATACCCTTAAATTATTCTTATAGGGAACGCTTTATCTCTACTAAAAAATTTTTATCTAATATAGATGTAGATAAGAAATTTTTAGAGATGTATGATATTAAATGGGTTTCTTTAGACACCATTTTAAATTCTATTGACAATAAAAGACCTCTTATAAAACTTAGAAACGTCTTTGAACAAACATTGGTATTAAATATCAAAGATATAGAAAAGTATTTACACGAAAATTAATCATAAACTGTTTCGGCATAGGGCATCACGCTTCTAGTATTTTGTAGATTACTTCTTAATTCAGTTTTTCTTAGACTTGAACGATTTGCTGCAAATTGAGTTCCACTTTTATCTGTTACACTTCTAAAAAGAACAGGTGTAACAAGTTCCAATGGTTCTTGTCTTTGAGTTACAACATTATATTCAGTATTAACAACCGGTATATTACTATCAGGTTTATTATTAACAAAATAATTTTCCAATTGTCTATTATCTATCCTAATAAAAGGATCGTTTTGTCTATTATTAATAATTCTATTTGTTGTTAAAGAAACAACATTAAGATCTTTTCCTATTTGTTCTAAAGAACGTGTATTTGTTTTAAATGACTTAGTACCGTCATAAAAATTTTGATTAAAATCTGTGTTAAATGTATCCCTATTAATTTTTTCTCTTTTACTAAATAATTGCATTATTATTATATTATTATTTTAATTTTTTAAATTAAAAGGGTTATTCAATGAACTAGCTCTTTCTTTTTGTAATCTAAAAATATTAGATGATTCTAAACTCTTTTGTTCTGCTGAATAAAATAAAGACGTTTTGTTAGAATTTACTATATCTTTATTTACATCTGTTAAATAAAGATTTATATTTGGTTTAGATCTAATTTTTACTTCGAGATCTTCAATTAACTTACTATCAGAAAGATTCGATGGAACGGAGTCTGCCAAACTAATAGAATATTGGCGTTTTTGAACTAACGCCGGCGGTGCAGATAAAATTAACCTATTTTTATCAACAGGGAAGACTTCTTCGGATATTTTTTTAATTTTTTGATTTACATCATAAATTTCTAAGTAGTCATTTACACCTCTAGGAAGTATTATAGAACTTAAATTTGACGGCTTTTTAAATTTATTTACCAAATTAAGATCTTTTAAATAACTGTCTGGATTTATATTTTTAGATTGTTTAGGATCATAGGGGAAATTATCTTTATATGAACCAAAATTTTTAGACAGCCCGTTTTCATCTGTTTCTCTAAGTGACGCCGTTACAAAAGGTCTATCAGAAGAACCTCCTATATTTTTAAAAATAGTCGATTCTGTAAATTCTTTTCCTTTTTCCATGGAATAAGTATCATTTAAAATTTGTCCAATTTCATTAAAAATTATTTTTTCATTCTCATTCTCAGTTCTATTCTCAGTTCTATTCTCATTTATTCTAAATTGTACTTTACCTTGAGTTCCTAAAGTATCATCTGTTATCTTTTTATTTCCCCTGTCTTCTTTTTTTTTATCTGCATTAATTAAAAAACCAGCTAATGGTAATAAAGCGAACCCAGCAAGTAATGCAGTTTGTAGCATGTTTATTATAAATAAACATTTTATTTTCCATTTAATTTATACAAATTCTGCATAGTGGACACGTTTTAGAATTGGAAGTAACCCATTTTTTAATACATTTTTTACAAAAAACATGTTTACATTCAAGTATTATATTTTCTAAATTGTCTTCTAAACATATTGGACATGAATGTAAATTTGTATATTCAGTTAATTGTGAAAATTCTTTTTCAGATAGTACGTTATTATTTATTTCGGTAGTAATAATTGATAATATAGTCGGAATATTAACATCAATATCCATTATAGCTTCATGTATTGATAGAATTATATCTGGGTTCATTAAATTATTATCAGTGTAAATTCTATACGAAGGATTATTTATTATAATAAACAACATTATATATTATATAGCGTTGTTTTTTATATTAATTATTTACTTTATCTAATAAATCTAGAATAATTTAAAGGTTCGTTTGTTTCTTCTTTATACTCTGTAATTTGAAAAGAATATGGAGATACATTTTCACGAGTATTTATCTTAATATAACTAAATACAGGTCCTTTTTTACTTAAATTATTTTCTCTTAATATATCAAAATTTTTATCATATTTACTCGGTATATCTTTTTCATTTTTATAATAATTAAAAGATCTGCTCCTAGAAGAATTCATTAAATTATTTACCATTTATAATAATAAAATATTTTATTTCTTGTAATGCATATTTATTTAGAACGATGCCCTTGAATTTTTCTAAAAGTTATTTCATCGTTAGCTGTAATTAAATAAATTATTAATGATGCTAAAAAGGAAATTGTTCCTATTCCGAGTATAAATAAATAGTTATCTCCGCTATAAATAGCAACTATTGCAGTAAATACAATTATTAATCTAGATAAAGAATTATAACTTTCATTTGGATCCGAATCTAAAAATGGAATTATATTAAATGAACTAAATAAAGAACATGGGTTACTATACCAATAACCCATTTAAAATATTAAAAAGAATTTATTTTAAAATAATTTGTTGAGTATAATTTTTCATACTCTTCAAAAATTTTTTTATTTTCTTTTTTAATTTTTTCGCCTAATGCAAAAAGAGATTGTATATAATCCCAGATCGCTACTTTATCTATTTCTGATAGTTTTTCTAATTGTATCAATTCACTATCTATATTAAAATAACTACAATTATCTTTAATCTTTTTA